AATCGAATATGTGTCTCACTCCCGCCTTGAATTATTTAGAAAATCGCCTGTCTTGTACAAAAAGACATACATAGACAAGGTTGTTCAGCGTGATCCATCTCCAGCAATGATCCTTGGTTCCTTAGTTCATGCAATGTTGCTTGAACCAGCTACAGTTAGTGAACGCTTTGCGGTAGCTCCTGTTTGCGATAAGCGAACTAAGGTTGGCAAAGAAACTTGGGATAATTTTAAATCATCCTTAACAGATGGTGTTGAAATTATTACCCATGATGATGTCGAGCAAGCTAACAAAATGATCTCTGCAATTGCAGAAAATTCTGCTTCGCAGTATTTTAATTCGCCATCGATCATTAAAGAGCAAGAGATTTTAACCACTATTGAATTTGATGGGCAACCATTACAAATCAAGTTTATACCTGATATGTACTGTCCAGAAAAAGGGTTGTTAGTTGATCTGAAAACTGTTGGCTCTTACGATCCAATGGACTGGGCGAAAGAATGTGTCTTCAATGGATACCTTCGTCAGATGGCTTTATATCGATTTTGTCTAAGGTCGATGCACATTCCAATTAACGATGTTTACCATATCGTTGTTGATAAAAATGAGTATCCTTCTTGCATGATCTGCCAGTTTGATTCAAGCGATTTGGATCGGGCAGAGAACCAAGTTTTTGAAGCGATTCGCAAATACCTTGCTGCTCATCAGACTGGTAATTTTGTGCCTGAGTATTATGGGGTTGTTCCCAAGATCGTAGCACCCGCTTGGTCATGGAGATAGTAATGGCAGTAGATCCAATATTGTTTACCCTTCCTCCATCAGCAAATAGCTGCTGGAGGAATTTTAAAGGAAGAATTATTCTTAGTGAAAAGTATCGTCAATGGAGAGAAGAAAACCTTCACCATACGGATGATCGGAATAGGATTGATCCCTGTTTGTTTCCTGTGGATGTACTGATTATGGTTTACCCAGGGAGAGACTGGAGAAAATCCGATTTGGATAATCGAATCAAGCCGATACTCGATCAACTTCAGCATTGTGGTTATCTTCTAGGAGATGATACAGATTGTGTTAAATCCATCACTATTAAGTTAGGTAAAAAGCTTACAAATGGTGACGATTCTTATGTGGCAATTGAGCTTACCAAAAACTGAAAGAAGGGGTTATAATGTTTAAGAATAAAGATTCGGGGAACGGAAGCCCAGAGGACAAGAAAATGGCAAAAATTTCTAAGGTTGCAGCAGTTCAAACCTGTTCTAGAAGAGCTTGCTTTATCTCAAGAGAACTCACAGGTTTGGAAATAATGCCAGACGAAATGTTTGCTGCTGCCTCCGAAGCTTTAGCCAATTTGTCTGTGCTTTGGGATGATTCCGAAGTGGCTAAACGCAAACCCGATAGCTACATTAATTTTGCTGCTTGTATGGCTTGCTGTGAATGGTCTAAGTCCGTCAGGAAAACAGACAGCAACGAACCTTATGAGCTTAATAAAAAGAAAATTTCTGATCTTCTCCAAGATGTTGCGGAAACAATAGATGGTTTGTTCCCTGGGTTAATCGAGTCCAGAGGATGTCAACAGGCTATTTATGATGGTGTATCTGTTACAGTCAATGGAATAGAAGCAAATGGATGGAGGTGGACACAAAAGTTAAATGAAAGAATTGTTATACTTATGAGTCTGTATCCAATCCTTAAATTCCAATCGGCAAATAGTTCTAAGCTTTTAGAAATTGCAGAAGAGTTAGTTAGAAAGGATGGTAAATAGTTATGCCAGTATACATTGGTGATGAATTGTATTTGACTAGCCCAGAGGCCCAACTTGTTATGGGTGTTAAAGCTGGATTGATTGCTCATTATTTCTACCGGAATGAATTCCGTGGAGTGATTGATATGAGTGATCAAAAGCCTTTAATGCAAGCAATAAGAGCAGTTGGTATTGAGATAGATCCTGTTGAACTGGAAAAGTTTAACAAGAAAAGTAAGTCTCATTTTCTCGTACCCATGTCTTCGGTATTAGATAAGATGATGCGAAGAGAAACTAGAAAGATAACAGCAAAAGAAAAGAAGCTTGCTGCTACTTTAAAGAAGCAAGAGAAAGCTAAAGAGAGAGAACTTGTTGACGAAAAGATTAGGGCAGCAGTATTAGAACAAATCAACAACAGAAGAGAAATGGAAGGTGTTTCAAATGGCAATTAAAGTAGGCGATCAAACATATGTAACAGCAAGAGAAGCTGCAAAAATTATTGGTGTTAACAGGGTTCGTATTGGATATTTTCTAATGCGAAACAAACTGGAAGGTGTGATTGACTTGGATGATTCATCAATCATTGCTGAACACATTGATCAGCATGAAAACCCGCTTGAAAACAAAAACAACAAGACCTTTTTGATTCCATTGGAATCAGCAATTAAAAAACGATCTGAATTAAAGGGGAAAATAAATGGATAGCAAGTATTTCTTGAAAGATCCATCTGTTATCTCTTTTAGCGGTGGTAGAACATCTGGGTTTATGTTGGCTAAAGTTCTGGAGGCACATGAAGGTGTGCTTCCAGAACATATTAAAGTTGTATTTTGCAACACAGGTTTGGAGCATCCAAAGACTTTGGATTTTGTTCAGAAGTGTTCTGAAGAATGGAAGATAGATATAGTTTGGCTGGAATATGTTGGAAAGAAGATTAAACCAAGGTTCAAAATAACTAATCATAAAGATGCATCAAGAAATGGAGAACCCTTTAGTATTTTGATCGATGAAAGACAATACCTTCCTAATCCAGTTGCTAGATTCTGTACTGTAGAATTAAAAATAAAACTGCTGGATCGATACATGAAAGATGTTTACGGATCTTTATTCAAAAGGCATAATCAGCTTATAGGTTTGCGACACGATGAACCAAGAAGAGTAGCTAACATTAGAAAGAATTTCAGCAGAAAAAATCCAGCGTTAACTCCAATGAATGATGCTAAACATACTCTGCAAGATGTAATGAACTTCTGGAGTAAACAATCTTTTGATTTGCAAATAGCACAGCATCATGGGAATTGCCAAGGTTGTTTTCTTAAGAGTAGATATCGCCTTGATCTTGTAGCAAAGGAAGATCCTGATGCACTAAACTGGTGGATAGAGCAGGAGAAAAAAATGCTGGGTGTTGCAGAATCAAAACAACATACATTTAGAAAAGATCGACCAAGCTACGAAAATGTAATGAAGCAGTCTAGAATGCAGCTTCCAATGTTTCCAGATTTTGATGATACTGTTTCTTGTCATTGTACTGATTGAAAGGTTTACAAATGGATAGGTATTTACTTAACGAATTCTTTTCTCGCTGTACCGAACACATCGTTCAGCGATCTAACCAGTATGATGCTCCAGAGCTAAATTTAAAGCGTATTGCTGATGCGTGGACTAACTTCTTAAAGCGTGAAGTTACCGCTTATGAGGTAGCTGTAATGATGGCAATGCTTAAGCTTGCTAGGTTGTCTCAGGGGTATCATCAAGATACCCTTGAAGATGCTGCTGCCTATATCGCCTTGGCTGAACTTCTTAAAAATACTGAGTTAGAAGAAACAGGAGAAAAATAATGATTATTGAATTAAGTGAATATCAAGTTTCAATTTTGCACTCATCAATTGGGCAAACAATAATAACAATGAGAGAAGACAAAGAAAAAACTAATTTGGCTTCATCTCTTGCGATTGAAACAGGTGTTCAAGAATTTTTAAAACTAAAAGAATATTTGATTTCGTCTTGGAAAAAAACCTTGTAAAAAAACGCATGGTGAATGCCTATAAATATAGGCATTTTCTTAATGATCCCGAAACAGATTTCGTGATCAAGTTTTTCCTTAGTTCACGCAAATGCGTTTCCCTTAACTAAGACGGTTCCTTAGTCCACGATGCTGGACTTATTTTCCGTGATTCATTTTCGTTGCCCAACTTGAGAAAAGAGGGTCTTAAGGTTTTTGATTAAAACCTTTGTATCAGGAACATCAAACACTTCTGATCTAATCTTTTTACCATGACTGTGTACATAAGCTAACAGGAATGTTTCCCACGCTCGTTGACATGGGGTTGAGTATATTAATTTTGCGGTTGGGGCAGACATCAGGTGTTCGCTGAACCTGGAGTCTAATCGAGATGTGAATCCAGCCTTGATTCTACCGTCTGAAAACTCTGGAACCAATAAGATTAGATAGAAGAACCCATCGTCAGACATCTTGTCATTAACATTGTCATCATCCTTGTTTACTGCGGTTCTTCCACGCATTAGTTCACGAAACAGACTGTACTGGGTGCTATCCATGACAGAACAAAAGTGTCCTTTGTCCGCTTTCATTCTAGTAAGCGGTTTCATTTTCTTTTGCTTGATGAATGTTTCTATGTTTCTACGGATGGTTGTATATGCTAAGTCAAGGTCAGCAGCGATGTCCGTGAACGACCAAAAGTTTTTGTCATCCATTATATATACCTTGAGCCAAAAGAAAAGAGGGTCTTAACAAACCCTCTTAGGCTAACAGTATACATGATTACATGATGTTTTTACTAGTGGAATCGACCATTGCTATCCTTTCTCCGATCCATTTAATCACAGGTACACACATCGAATTGGCCATTGCCTTGAACCTATTGCCGTCTTTTGCCCCAGAAATGTTAGTGTAATTGTCTGGGAATCCCATAAGCCTTTCTATTTCAAGTGGCGTTAGTCTTCTAACCCTTCCATCAGGTTGAACGATAATTCTTCCAGAATTGTAATCCTGACCGTTGATACCACCCCCCATGTGTGCCCCATCAGATATACAATTGATAGGGGTTTTTACCCATGCAGAACAGTAATTGC